CAAGCTAAATTGCTTAAAAAAGCCTAAAATAGGCTATAATAACCTTAACTAGGCTTAAAATAACGCAACCACGAGGCCCTGTGCAAGAATTTCAAAGGGGAAATTGACAAACTTGACAAAATTCAGGGTTTTACAAGAAAATGACAAGAATAACAAAAAGCAGGTTTAAGACCGCATGCAAAGGATCGGGAGGAGTACAGGCAGTGGTAGCTAAGGCATTGGGGGTTACAAGACAAGCAGTAGGGCTTTACTTAAAGAAACATCCAGATATGAAAGATTTATTAGAAGAGGAAAGAGATAACATACTTGATGTCGCAGAACACAACATTGATAAAAAAATAGTTGAAGGAGATATCGATGCAAGTGAATGGGCCTTAGTAAATAGAAAAAGAGGCAAAGCAAGAGGGTATGGAACTAAGCAAGAATTAAATGTTTCAGATGATAGAACAAGAATCATAATCGAGAGGGCTAAAAATGAGAACAATAACAATACATTGGGAACCGAGTCCAAGGCAGGAGCAGGCTCTGGAAGTCCTCGATAAAGAAGATAAGATACACACTGAGATATTTTATGGGGGAGGAGCAGGTGGAGGAAAATCTTATCTAGGGTGTGTTTGGTTGCTTTCTAATTGCATAGATTACCCAGGATCAAGATGGTTAATGGGCAGAGCCGTCTTAAAGAGTTTAAAAGAATCAACTTTATTGACATTTTTTCAAGTTTGCAGAGATTTTGGAGTAAAACAAGGAATAGATTTTAAATATAATTCTATGGAAGGAACAATTAAGTTCTGGAATCACAGTGCAATTTATTTAAAAGATTTATTTTTATATCCAAGTGATCCTGAATTTGATAGTTTAGGATCAACAGAATACACGGGAGGATTTATTGATGAAGCAAGTCAAATTACATCTAAAGCAAAAAACATAGTGATGTCTAGACTAAGATACAAATTAGATGAATTTGGATTAATTCCAAAACTATTGATAGCTAGCAATCCAAGTAAAAACTTTTTATATTTTGAATTTTACAAGCCAGACAAAGAAGGAATAATAGAACCTTATAGAGTTTTTATCCCAGCACTAGTTGGAGATAATCCTTTTATTTCAAAATACTATGAAGAGAATCTGCAAAAGCTAGATAGAATTTCTAAAGAAAGATTGCTTTATGGAAACTTTGAATATGATGATGATCCAACTAGACTATTTGATTATGATGCAATTGTAGATCTATTTACAAACAATGCAGAAAGAGGCAAGAAATATTGCATAGTAGATATTGCAGGATTTGGAAGGGATAGAACAATTATTGGAATATGGGATGGATTATTTTTGGAGAGAGTTTACAACATGAATAACATCTCTGAGGAAGAGCTAGATGAGATTCTTTTAAAATACAAGATACCCCGGAGTCAGTGCTTAGTTGATGAGGGAGGAGTAGGATTCGGTTATGTTAAGAACATGAAAGGGATAAAAGGATTTGTTGCAAACGCCAGGCCAGTTGTTAAAAAGAAAGAAACAGAAACAGAAAAAGTATTGCACAATTATAAGAATCTAAAAGCGCAGTGCTGGTTTGAATTAGCAAATAGAGTTAACTCCGGGCTATTAGGAATTTATAGAGATATTAAAGTAGAGGACAAAGAATTATTAATTGAGGACCTAGAACAAATCAAACAAAAGGATCCAGGAAAAGATCAACCATTGAGCATTTTAACAAAGGAAGAAATTAAAGAAAACCTTGGAAGATCAACAGACATGGGAGATATGTTAATGATGAGAATGTTTTTTGAATTAAAAACACCTTTTGCTTTTTCTTTTATTGCACCAAAACCAGTCTATAAAAAATCAAAAGAGGAAGAGGAAAACTATGAATTAGAACGTCAAAAAATAATCAAAGAGGCCATAGACAAAGGAGATGTTGCTTTAAGTCCAGCTCAGAGAAAAAAACAATTGAGCAACAATATTTAAATATACTAAGAAATTAATTATAATATCCTTTCACTTTCATACTCATGGGAATACTTGATTATTTTAGAAAGCAAGAGAAGGCAGTGCCTCCAGTTGCAGCAATTACCGAGGTAACTAGAGAGGGTTTGCATAAAGCTTATATTCCTAAATTTCTTTACAAGCCTCCTTTTGGTTATCCAAGATTTGTAGATTTAGTTACAATTAGAAGATTAGCTGCGATGCCTTATGTGGAGATGTGTATCTCGACGATAGTGGATAATGTTTGTGCAGTGCCTTGGGATATTGTGCCTAAGGAAGGAAAAGAGGATTCACCAACTTATGAAGAACACAAAAAACAAGTTATGGATTTTTATGAAAATCCAAATACAAACAAAGAAAGTTTTGAAGAGATCAGAAGAAAATATGTGAGAGATATTTTAGAGGTGGATGCAGGAGTCTTAAACAAAGTTTTTAATCAAGCAGGCCAGATGGTTGAGATGGTTGCAAGGGATGGGGCAACATTTACAAAGAATCCAGATATTTATGGAATGTTTACAGAGAGAGATGATTTAATTCTTGATGCAGCAATATTACCTCCAAATAAAGAATCAAGTGCTATGTCTATTGAGCCTGGATTTATTTCAGCTGCAGATGCTAGGGAACGAGCTGCTTATTTTCAATATGGATGGTTAAGTGGAGCTAGGCCTGTGCCTTTTGGAAGAAAAGAAATAGTTTGGTTTGAAAGAAATCCCAGGACTGATGATATTTATGGAAGATCTCCTGTTCAGAACCTAGCAGAAACAATTCAAACTCTTATTTATGCAATTGAACATAACCTTGAATATTTTAATGATAATGAAATTCCAAAGGGAGTGCTAGGTTTAGATGGATCAGATGCACCGGAGATTGAGGCATTTAAGGAGCAGTGGGTTGAACAGCAAAGAGTAAAAGATGCAGATGGGAAATGGAAAAAGAAATTTCACACAATTCCAATAGTAGGGAAAACTCCAAGCTTTACAAGATTCCAATTAACAAATGCAGAATTAGAATTATTAGAGGGACAGAAATGGTGGGCTAAATTAGTGTGGGCATGTTTTGGTGTAACTGCAACAGAATTGGGATATACAGAGGATGCAAAAGGACTGGCAAATCAGATAGTACAAAGCAATGTTTTTAAAAAGAGATCAATAAATCCAATTTTAAGATTAGAGGAATATAGACATAATCAAGAGATCATAAGTGAATTTGAATTTGATGATATAGAATTTAAATTTTTGATGTTTGATGTCGACGAGGAAACAAAGAAAGCTCAATTATATCAACAGCAAATATCCGGAGGATGGAAATCAATTAATGAGATTAGAGTTGAGGAAGGATTAGATGAAGTAGAATGGGGAGAAAAACAATCTCCACAGGAAATGCATCAACAGGAAATGGATAAACTTGCGATGGGAGGATTATTTGGAGGATCATCTGGGAAAGAGGAGGCAGACGAAAAAAAGAAAGTTAAAAAAGAAAAAGATAATCTTACAGGAAAAGAAAAGAAATCTATTGAATCAAAACCAGGAGGAGGACACTCAGATAAATGGTGGGAGATGTATCATGAATTAATCAAACAAGGACATTCAAAAGAGAGTGCTGCAAAGATAACTAATTCTAAGATAGATGAAAAAGCATGGGAGGATAACCCTTTAATTTTAGGGCCTAATGAAACAATGGATGATGAGAGATTAAGAAAATCAATTGTTTATATTTTACAACAAAATGAAAAGAAAATTAAATCACTTATCGAAAGAGAGATGGGGGTTAATAAGATTCAGGAAATCAAGGCAATAGAGGATCTAGCAAAAGCAATTAAAAATATTCTTACTTTTGAGGGACTAAAAGCAATCAGTGATGCTATTATAAAAAATACTTTTATGGAGGGACATGATTCAGCAGAGAAACAATTAAATAAAAATTTGATGATGAACCAAGGAGCAATTACTTTTATCCAGGATTATACTTACAATAATATTAAATCCATGACTGAAGAGATTATGGCAGATCTTAGACAAGAATTAGAAAGAGGGATCATGGCTGGAGAGGGAATAGCAAAAATAAAATCGAGAGTTAGCAAAGTCTTTGATGTCGGAGAAAATCGTGCAGAAATGATTGCTAGGACTGAAACAAATAGAGCAGAAAATCACGGAAAATTACAAGGATTTAAATCATCTGGAGAGAAATTTAAAAAACAATGGCATTCACATTTTGATAACAGAACTAGTCCACTTTGTAAAAGATTGCACGGTCAGATAGTAGGAATGAATGAAAATTTTAAGGATAAACAAAGTGGATGGGAAGGGCCATGTCCTCCAAGTCATGTTAATTGTAGATCATCAGTCCTTTATTTATCAGAAGAATAATTTTTTGATTGAGCAACAATATTTAAATATATAAATATATTCTACTTTTCATGGAACAAGCAAGTTTTATATTTAGCTCGGATAATATTCAATTGAAAAGTGAGGGAGAAAATTTCTTTGTGGAAGGGTACATCTCTACTTCTGATCTTGATTTAGTGAATGACATTGTAACAAAAGCATGTTTAATGGATATGGCCGAGCAGATGAAAAAGAGAAGTATAAAATTTGATGTGGAACATGAAAGCTTTAGAGGAAAAAGCAATCTAGATCGTGAGATTAACAAAACAATTATTCCTGTTGCAAAGGTTGATGATTTCTTAATGGATAAAAAAGGATTGAAAGTGAGGGCTATGTTAAACAACCATGCAAAAAGATTTGATGAGGTGAAAGGATCAATCCAGGATGGATTCTTAGATGCTTTTTCTATTGCTTATGTTCCAGTTAAGACTGCCATCCAGGAAAAGAATGGA